TAACATCTACTACTGGTGCTGATTTTGATATTCAAGAGACTTTAAGTTCTACTGTTTCAGCAACGGTTATTACAGAACTACAGCGTGTTGATGGTCAAGAAATTGCTAAAGATTACAGATCAAACAGATATGTACAGTTAACTGTTAACCAATCTGACGGTACTAATAATACATCAGGTCCATGGAATCTTGGACTGTCAGACGGACATAAGATAGTTGAAGTAAGAAAGAAAACCGGTAACACTCTATTTACCACAACTACAGAAGGAACGGTTGTTACTACAGACTTTATTTTAGATAGCGGACAGACGGATAATCTGTATAAACACAGTAAACTGAAACTTGCTCCTGGTAAGACAGCCTCCGCTGGTGATGTTTATCTTGTTAAGATGAATTTCTTTACACATGATACATCACAAGGTATAGGTTTCTTCTCTGTTGACTCGTATCCAATTGACGATGCTAATGTAGCTAATACAACTGCAATTACCACACAAGAGATACCTTTATATGTTTCTCCTGTAAACGGTGCTGCGTATGATCTAAGAAATAGTATTGATATTAGACCTAGAATACAAGATACTGCAAATAACGTAACATCGTTAACTAATATTACTACTAATCCTCCAGCTGGAAGCACTATTGTGTCTCCTGCAGGTGGTTTGAAGTTTATGGCTCCAAATGAGACTGCTAACTTCGATCTTGATTACTATATCGGCCGACGTGATCTTATTTCAATGGATTCTTCTGGAGCTATTAAAATTACTAGCGGTACACCTGATATTACACCTGTCTATCCTAATGAGCCGGATGGCCATTTACCACTAGCGCAATTAAATATAACTCCATATCCGTCGCTCTCTACATACGTAGGTCAAACATATAAGCGTACTGACCTCGCTTGTAAGGTTATACCAACAAGAATCGAAAGATTCACTATGCGTGATATCGGTAGAATTAAAGATAGACTGGATAGAGTAGAATATTATACTAGACTTTCACTGCTCGAAAATGAAGCAACTAATCTTAAATTTGCTACTGCAAGTGGTGTAGATAGATTTAAAAACGGTATTATTGTAGACAACTTTAATGGTCACAATATTGGTAATCCGCATGATCCTAACTATAAAATTTCTATTGACAGAGCTCGCGGAGAACTTAGACCACCGTTTACTCTGAATAATATAGATCTTAGCTATCAATCATCTAATAGTTCTAATGTAATCATTGGACCAAGAGATGCAAGAATTACTGTTGGTGGTACAGATAAATTTACTATCAATGAGACAGTAACTGCTGGTGCAGCATCAGGTAAAGTAGCTTATCAGGTTGGTAGAAGAGTATATCTTCAAAGTGTATCAGGTACGTTTGCAGTAAGTGCAACCGCGACAGGCGGCACAAGTAGCTCATCAGGTACTATTTCAGAAGTGTATGTTCCTCCTGTAGGAAAGCTTGCGTCTATAACCTACGCACATAGAAAAGTAATTAGACAGCCGTATGCTTCTACAACAAGAAATGCCGCCGGTTTATTCTGGAAGTTCTTAGGTCAAATCACACTATCACCGAACAGTGATTTCTGGTGTGAGACAGTGAGGGCACCTGATCTTGTAATTAACCAAGATAATACTAATGATAATATTGCTGCGGGCCAGTCATCTTGGACTACTGACTGGGGTAATTGGGAAACAACTTGGAGCGGCAGTACAACACAAGATGTAGGTGATACAGTAGTCTCTGTCGAAGGAAGAAATAATAACGTTGCTGATAGCGGTGTAAACGTTCTTAAAGTTGTTGAATATCAAGAGCAACTCACTTCTATTACTGAGCAGCAAGTAAGAACAGGTATACAATCAACTGTCGTACCAAAAACTACTACAAAGAATATTGGCTCTTCAGTTATTAATACCGACGTTATACCTTTTATGCGTTCACGTGTTGTTAATGTAGAAGGACGAGGCTTTAAACCAAATGCAAGATTGTATGCATTCTTTGACGGTATTGACGTGAATGCTTACGTAGCACCTACAACATCTGCATACGCAAATACAGCTAATGAAGGAGCTGCGCTTGTTACAGATAGTAACGGTGACATTTATTGCAGATTCAGAGTACCCAACGATAATAGCTTGAGCTTTAGAGCAGGTTCTAGAAGATTTAGACTCTCTGACAGTATCACAAACGAAAAAGGAGCTGGTCTTGTTACCACATCAGGTGAAGCGACATATTCATCTGAAGGTAAAACTGAAACTGTAAGAGATACTATTATATCTACACGTACCTATGAAGTAGTGCAGACAACAGTAACGGATACACGTACTATAACTTCTGAAAGTTCTGAATTTGTTAAATCAGCTGAACATATTTTAGAGTTAGATTATCTAGGTCAAAATCCAGATGGTTCTGGACGTATTGGTGTAACTGATCTTACAGAAACGTTTGATGCAAATACTGAATTTGCAGAAGTGTTTGAGCCTTCTATAGGTAGTAATCCGGAAGACCAGTTCAATCTGCTGCTAAGCGATGTTCAGTTGTTTAGAGAGCAGAAAAGCCTCAACTATCCAGGTTATGACTGTCCAAACGGCCAAGATGACCCGATCGCCCAAACATTTATCATGGATAACTTCAATGACTTTGTACTAAGCTCGGGCGGATACTTAACAAAAATTGATCTGTTCTTTGCAACGAAAGATGCAACAAGACCAGTATTTGTTGAGATCAGAGAAGTAGCAGCTGGTGGCGGATTTATAACAGATAAGATTTTACCGTTCAGTAGAGTAACTGTTGAAGCAGCTGATATTAATACTAGCTCTAATGGTGGAGCTCCTACACCTGTATACTTCTCAACACCAGTCTTCTTAGCTAGAAATAAAGAGTATGCAATTATTGTAAGACCTGCAGCTAACAATCCAAACACCAGTCTATATGTTTCAAGACTTGGTGGTACAGATTTAATTACCGGTGAGAGAATTAATAAGCAGCCATATGTTGGTACTTTATTTGCTTCCTCGAATGCAAGACAGTGGTCTGCAATACAAGAAGAAGATCTCAAGTTTAACTTGTATATTGCTAACTTTGCAAAAAATTCCACTGCGACAGCAGTATTTAAAAACGAAGATAGAGAGTTCTTCCAGGTAACAGGTTCGAATACATTTAGTACTGTTGGTGAGCAAGTTGTTGGTCATACAACAATAGTAGGTACATCGGCATTATCTGTAAATACTAACTTTGTTTTGGTTGGTAATACGTCTGGTGCAAACGCTACAGTAATATCACAATCCTCTAATACTATAGTTTTGAAAGATGTATCATTAGTAAATAAATTTACTGCAGGCGAGAGAGTAAACGTTGTAATCAATGGTATAAAACAACCAACACATACAACTATTCATAGTGTTTCGACACCAAGCGGTAACGTTATCTACTATGACGGTGTAAATCACAATGGCAATACAGTATTACATTTAGATAATGCATCTGGTACATTTACTACTGGTATGCAGCTAAAAGGTCAGATTAATGGTTACACAACAACTATTAAGAGTCTAGATAAGATTGAAGTAGATACTATGAGATTGAATCTTAGTTCATTGCAGTTTGAGGAAAGCACAGTTTCTGCAACAACCAAGTTGAACACTACAGCTACAACAAGAGATACTGCATTTAGAGCTCTTAATCAAAATAGAAACACAAACTTCAGAACTCCAAAGTATGTACTTGGTAAAACGCTAGAGTCGACTAACATAGGTGGTGCGAAATCAGCTGAAGTTAGAGTATCAATGTCAACATCTAATCCTATTATTGGACCAGTGTTAGACCTTGAGAGAATCAATTTGACACTGGTTAACAATACAGTTAACAATACGGTTGCTAACGAGACAAATGCTGATAGCGGTGATGCTCTTGCACGTTATATTACAAGAACACTTACTCTTGCAGATGGTCAAGATGCAGAAGACATTAGAGTAAGACTAAGAGCTTACAAGCCTTCAACTACCGGTATAAATGTTTATTATAAGATTCTAAACAAAGACGATAGCGATGCATTTAAAGATCGCGACTGGGTACTAATGAATCAAACTACGGTATCGACAGTATACTCGTCTAATGAAGATGAAAACGACTTTAAACTGTACGATTTTGAAGTACCGACGGCTAACTTGTCCGGTGGTAGTAATGAAATTCAATACGTTAACAGTCAAGGCGTAACATATACTGGTTACAAGTATTTGGCAATTAAGATTGTATTAACCGCTCAATCTTCTGGTGTGGTGCCTAAAGTTGATGAAATGATAACGGTAGCGCTGCAGGCCTAATATGTACAAGAAAGTAGAAAATAATCCAGGATACTTACGTGATATGTCAACGCATGGTATTATTAACGTTGACCATAACGCTTTACAAGCATACAGGCGTAAAAGAGAGTTTGAACAAAAGCAGACTAGTACAGTTAGCGCATTGTCAGAAGACATAAATAATATAAAACAAGAGATGCAAGATATTAAAATAATGCTTGCAAAAATTCTGGATAAATAGTATAATTAAGAAAATAGGAAACAAAGATGGCACTATTTGACTCAGGAACACCATTAGCGAACGTAGCGTTATCTGATACGTTTAACACCTGGCGTGTGCGTTTCAATCAGGTTAATACGCAAGCTGCTGGTCTTGCATCTAACAACACGTTCACAGGTACACTTAATACCTTTGACAACACAGCATCGTTCAAAGGTCCAGTAACAGCTCCTATAGTTACTGCTAATACTGTTAACGGTACAACAGCAAACTTTACAACACTACAGGCTGATTCTATCGACTTTGATGGTGATCTTACTGTAGACGGTATTACTGCTAATACAGGGGCATTTGCAGGACCTGTTACAGCACCGATCGTTACTGCTAATACAGTTAATGCTACAGCAGCAAACTTTACGACATTACAAGCTGACGCTATTGACTTTGACGGTGACTTAACTGTAGACTTGGTAACTGCCAACACATTAGCGGGCACTATTTCAACTGCAGCTCAACCTAATATCACAAGCGTTGGTACATTAACTTCTATTGCAACAACTGGCCCATTTACCGGACCTACAGTTGCTGCTAACACGGTAGCAGGAGCTACAGTAGCTGGAACAGTTGGTACTAAAGGTGATGTAAATATTGCGTTTCCAGCTGCAAATACTATAACATTCTCAACATCTGCAGCTGAAAAAGCTAGAATAGACAAATTAGGTTATTGGAACGCAGTATTTTCCGATGATGTAGTAGCATTAGGTAACTCCGGAACAGCAACGACAATTACATGTACACAAGGTAATGTATTCACCTGTACTCTTAATGGTAACTGTACCTTTACACTAGCTGCACCTAGTACAGTAACATCAAGCACTGCTACATCATTTTCGTTAATATTGACTAATGATGGTACAGCAGGTAGAACGGTAGCCTTTTCTGGCGGAACATTTGAATATCCAGGAGGATCAGTATCAAGAACTACAGCTGCGAACGCAACAGATATATGGTTCTTTTTCTCGCCTGATGGTGGCACTACATGGTATGTGTCGATTCCGATGGCTAACTTATCTTAATTTATAAATAAATAACTTGTAACAACACACCTAGGAGTTTAAAATGGCAGAATTGACCGCAGAACAGCAAATTGCAGAACGCGATAAAGATCGAGCTCTTCGTGAAGCTGAGATAGCTGCTACTAATCAAACAGCAATGGCACAGGCTGAAATAACTAATCGAGCTGATATGGTTAAAGTAGCGCATACGGTTCTAATGGAGAATGCACGTTCTAAGCCAGTATCTGAACGTGATGTAACTGCAGATGCTATTAAAGCTTACGCAGATACTTTAGCTACTTATATTAAAACCGGCGCTTAATATTATTCAAATTTAAAAATTTATATTATGATGCAAAGTTGGAGCTATTTTCCATCTATTGTGTATCGCGATGAACTACCTCAGTGGGCTGATACGATACACAATAGTACGGAAAATTTATATAATACAGCTAGACAAAAACACAATTTCAATATACCTATGCCTCTCAATACAACTGCTGTATGGGAGTGTAGTCAAGCCGCTAGCGCAATCCAGCCTTTTGTTAACCATTTAAATACTCTTTCCGTTGAGATATTAAATTCTCAAGGATACGATACATCTTTGTATAATATAGGTGTTGATGCGTTATGGGGACAAGAACTATCCTACGGTGCACAGCAACCAGTACACGTTCATTCGAATACTGTTCTAAGTGGTGTTTATATTATTACTCAGCCTGATGAAAACAGCTCATCTTTAATATTCGAAGATCCGAGACCAGGTAAATTGATGTCTGACATGTTTATGGTTGAACATGAAGAAATACTTGCTGGTGAATCGTCTATTATATTTAATAATCTAGTAAAGGGCACGTTAATGGTGTTCAATTCCTTCCTACCTCATAAATTTACACCTCACTATTCAAACAATAGTCTAAAATTTTTACATTTTTGTGTTACATCAACACCTAAACGAGCTTAAATTATGGAACATGTATTAACTGATTATACGGGTGAACATCATACCTTTGCTTATCAATATGACTGCTTTGAACCACAGGAATTAAATACCTTACAGGAAATAGCTAGAAGCGCTCAAGACCCAGGTTTAGTAGGACCTGGTAGTTTAGGTACAGTAAGTGATAATGTAAGACGCTCTAATCTTAAGTGGGTACACAATAGTAGAGAAACATTATGGATCTATCATAAACTTTCACATCATGTGTCAAACCTTAATTCAAGATTCTTTCAATTCAAACTTACAGGTTTTGGCGAAGCTTTACAGTTTACTAATTATAATAGTACAGATCACGGTATGTATAATTGGCATGTAGATTTTGGCGGAATATGTAGTAGAAAGCTTTCTATTGTATTACAGTTATCGGACCCTGCAGATTATGAAGGTGGTAGCTTACAACTAAATACTGGTAATAGCGAGATTATAACAATAGAAAAAAGACGTGGTATGCTAGTTGCTTTTCCATCATGGACACTGCATCAGGTAACCCCTGTTACACAAGGTACACGTCAATCATTGGTAGCATGGTTAACCGGCCCGAGGTTTGCATAAATGAATGATATAGAATTTACATTAAGAGATGATTTTAAATATTCTTTAGATGATGATGCTATTGGTATCTTTGATAATGTATTTCCAGATAAATTTTGCAAAAAAATTATCGATAATTTTGATCTCTTGCAAAAACTTGAATTTACTAATAATAGACAAAAATCAGAAAATTGCTTGAAACTTCATAAAAACGATGATGCAGTAGAACTGAATAATATATTACATAATGACATTATTCATACGATTGATATGAGATATGCTGACTATTTTAAGTTTAACGGCCAGTTTTTGAATATGTTATTTATTAAAGGTGTACGTGAATGTTTTGATATTTACGCTGAAAAATGGAATGGTTTAAAATTAATAAATCATCATTTATATCATATGAAAGTACAAAAAACAACATCAGGTGGTGGCTATCATATATGGCATCATGAACACGGTCCAGGAATGTTTGCAACTCGTGATGCTGTTTATATGCTTTATCTCAATACTTTACCACCTGAAGCAAACGGTGAGACAGAATTTTTACACCAGCAAAGAAGAGTAAATCCAGTAGAAAACAGGTTAGTTATATGGCCAGCAGGTTATACTCATTTACACAGAGGCAATGCTGTGTTTGGTGATCAAGCGAAATATGTAGTTACTGGTTGGTTTCATGTGGATCAAGATGAATAAAGGTGAAGTTTATGTTCTTGTCTAATGAACACTATAAAAAATTTAATGAAGATGGCTATGTTTTAGTAAAAAATTTACTTGATAGTGATACTGTCGATACAATATCCAGATATTTTGAATATCAAGTAAATCAAGCACAAGAAACTTCAACTGAAAAAAATAGTTTATATGGTTGGGAAAAAAGCAATAAACATACAATAAGTGAATGGCAATGTTACGGTGATCCTTTAATAGAAGTATTATTAGGTAAACTTCAGTCTAAAATTGAGGATATAGTAAAAAAGCAGCTATCTCCTACATATTCCTACAGTCGTATATATGTAGATAGTAATGAACTTACTGAGCATACAGACAGACCATCATGTGAGTATAGTGTAACAATTAATATAGCGACTATCGGTGATTATAACGCTATTATTATGAACGGTAATGAATATATTCTTGAACCAGGTGATGGTGTTGTATATCTTGGTTGTGAGATACCACACGCAAGAAAGCCATTGAATACAACAAATACTAAAATGGTTGTACAGACTATGTTACACTATGTAGATAAAAACAGCATAAATAAGGATTATAAATACGATTATCGAGACCGTATCGGATACGGTGAACGTCATAATAAAAATGAGGTATAACAAATGCCTATAGGTAGTGGTAAGATTGGTGTAATGGGTGGGCGGGAACCGGTTCCAGCGGGCTCCGAAACTTTTAATACACCAGGTACTTTTTGTACACCAGATATTTTTACTGTAACCGTTCAAGGATACGGAGCTCCTGGTAATTCTGGTAACTCCGGAACGGCAGGTTCTACCGGGCCCAGCCAGCATGATCCCGGTCACGGTGGAGGTGGTGGAGGTGGTGGAACCGGAAGAAATCTTAGCGGACCTATACCAGGCTGGACATGGTACAATACCGGTGGGTCCGGCGGCTCTGGCGGTTGGTTGAACAGTAATCCCGGAAACCCGGTAGGTCCTAATTATCCTGGTCGCGGTATAGGTGGTTATAGTTATGGTACTCCGGCCGGTGGACCTGGTGGGTCCCAAGGGGGTCAGTCCGGTTTTTCAATATCTCAAGGTAACCCTGGAAACCCTGGAAACCCTGGAAATGTTGGTCAATCTGCTACAATACCTGGTCTATCTGTCAATTTTGCTGGCGGCGCTGGCGGCAGCGGTGGTAATGGCGGAACAGCTGGCTTTGGCGGTGGCGGTGGTGGCGGTGGTGGCGGCGGTGGTAATTTGAACAGTGATAATGGTCCATCATGCTATGGATGGGGTGGCGGCGGTGGCGGTTCAGGCGCGGCTTCGCAATCCTGTGGAGGCGGCCGAGGTGGCGGCAGTGGATCTCCCGGAAGTCCTACTGATACCGCCCGCGGCGGTGGCGGCGGCGGTGGTACTAACAATGGTACACCGGGCGCCCAAACCGGACAGGGTGGTACCGGAGGTGGTGGAGGTGGCCACGGCGGTGACGTCAATAGCTCTGGAAACTGGGGGGTCACCGGTGTTGCTTATTCATCGCATATTAACGCAACTGGTTGTCAGCAAATGGCTGGACCGGGTGGCGGAGGCGGTGGTGGAGGTGCGATGCCAGCTGGCGGCCGAGGCGGCGCCGCCGGTGGCGGTGGTTCTGGCGGTCGAGCTTCTAACTCTAATCCTGGAAACCCTGGAAACTCTGGCCAGGCAGCTAATCCTAGCAGTACAAACAAAGCCGTTACTCCATTACAGCCATACAGTGTTTCAGTACCTCCAGGTGGCAAGATTATAATATCATGGAATGAGCAGTAACAGAGGATAATTATTATGAGAAAAAATAGTAAAAAAATAAGAGGAAGTAGAAGCAAAGCTCCTGTTGTCCCAAATCCTGATCAAAAACTTGTAGACAAGTATAACAAAGCAGGATTAGAAGCTGATATACAAATGCAAATAGCCTCGCGTCAAAATGACCAATTTAGAGGTAGATCAGTTACTGTAGGTTCTACCGGTGGTGACGGTATAGAAATAAATATAAGAATGCAGAACGGTTTTGTTGCATATATGCCAATGAGTCACCATCATGCGGTTGAGCTTGCTCATCAGATTGCAGCTCAAGCTGGATGTCATATAGCAATTAAACCTCGAGAAGATTTTGCATCACACAGGCAATGGAATGATGATACACCTATGCTAGGAGCTGTTTTTAAGCAAGATTTACTTGGTTATAATCCAGATCAAAATCTTTTACTAGCAAAGCAAGAAGTAGAGGAAGCTCAACAAAAATTGCAAAGAACAATAAATAACGAGTATGTAGATAATCTTGACGAAATATTACCAGAGTCGCACCGCAAAGCAATCAATCAAGACTAATTAGGAGACAGCAATGCCTTGGGAGCTAAGAAAATTATCAACAAATGAGGTAGTACAAGGACCAGAGCCACTGCCTGAGAACTGGGGACCTATATTCGGTCTGCATGGTGTTAAAGATCAATTATCAGATCTCTCTTGGGTTGGCAAAGATGATCTTGGTTGGTTTGAGGTATCTCCAGATCCTGAACCCGATGAGCCTTCAGCTGAAGATGAAGCGCGTACTACACGTAACAAACTACTTGCCGATTCTGACTGGGCAGTTATGTCTGATACACCTATGACAGCAGGTGAAAGAGACGCATGGATTGCCTACAGACAAAGTTTACGAGATATTACACTAGACGCTGATTTTCCTTCTAATATCAGCTGGCCGGCATTACCTGGTTCCGAATAATACTATTTGAAATATATTATGAATAAATTCTCGATACGCTTCAATAAATCAAGAGGGCAACCGGGTCGCGGAAGCCCTCTTCATGTATGGCGAGTATTTAAAGACGAAGAAGAATACTTGGCCAAATATGTCCGCATTAATGTACCTACATGGAGTGAGCAGTCTGGACTAGACTGGAATATAGTATGTAAAGGTACTATGCAATTTTTTTCTGATACGGATACAATCGTTATCTCATAATCCCTACATCTTTATAGTGATAAATAGTAAATCAAACTATAAAGGTGCATCATGTCTAAACCAGCTACCAGAGATGAACTCAAAGAATGGTGCTTACGTAATCTTGGTAAGCCAGTTGTCGATATTAACGTCGATGATGAGCAGCTAGAAGATCGTATCGACGAAGCAATTGCTTATTATCGCGACTACCATTTTGACGGTACAGAGCGTGTTTTTTACAAGCACATATGTACTGCGAGTGATCAAACAAACGGTTATATTACTGTACCAGAATCAATTATTGGTGTAACTGGTTGCTTTGTTCTAGGTGGTACATACTCAGTTAACAACTTATTTAACGTTCGTTACCAGATTCATCTTAATGATCTTTACGATCTTCTCCAGTCATCTATTGTTCCTTATACAATGGCAATGACACATGTCAATATGCTGGAAGAAACTTTTGTAGGTAAGCAGCCTATTAGATATAATCGTCATAATGATCGAGTTTATATCGATACCAGCTGGACAGATAAAATACCTGTCGGAGATTATATTATTCTTGATAGCTACCAAGTTATCGACCCAGATGTAAATACTGACATGTATAGTGATAGGTGGCTATTGAGATATACTACACAACTGTTTAAGCGTCAATGGGGTGAAAATCTTAAAAAGTTTGAAGGTCTTCAGATGCCGGGTGGTTTAACCTTTAACGGTCAGAAGATATGGGAAGAAGCTCAAGAAGCTATTATGAAGCTTGAAGATGAAATGATTTCAAGCTACAGTCTACCAGTTCATGACATGATAGGTTAACATGGCTACTAATGTCTATTTTAACAACTTTAACTATGGCCGAGAACAAGATTTAGTCGAAGATCTAACGATCGAAGCAATAAAAATCTACGGTCATAATGTAAAGTATATGCCTCGCACTAAGGTGAATGTGGATCACTTGTTTGGTGAGGATGACTTATCTAAATTCGATGAAGCTATCGACGTTGAAATGTATATCAAAAACGTCGAGGGCTTCGAAGGGGAAGGTGATCTTCTTTCTCGTTTCGGTTTAGAGATACGAGATCAGATTACTTTTACCGTTGCAAGAAAACGCTTTGATCAAGCTATAACATCGCCTAAGATGTTAACTGAGGTTGGCTACAATCTTATCTTCGAAGACGGTAGTACCAAAACTCCTTCACGACAATATCTTTCTGGTTCTAAAGATACAGACTCCTTTATGTTGGAAGGAGATGACTATCTTAATACAATCAACAGACCTCAAGAGGGCGATCTCATTTATTTTCCAATGGTAGGAAAAATATTTGAGATTAAGTTTGTAGAGCACGAGCAAATATTCTATCAAACAGGACGTTTGCAAACGTATGATGTTCGTTGCGAGCTCTTCGAATACAGCTCAGAGAGATTGGATACCGGTAATACTGCTATTGATGCTATTGAGACTACATACAGTCTTGATACATTAGGTTATCAGTTCACTTTAGAAGATGGTACCGGAGTTGCACAGCTTGAAGATGGTGGTACATTACTACAAGAATATACTATTGAAACTACAGATCGTTCAGCTAACAACCAGTTCTTCCAAACTCAGGCTGATAATATTTTAGACTTTAGTGAAGTTAATCCATTCGGTGAAATAGATAGGTACTAATAATGTTCGGTAAAACATTCTATCATGGAACATTAAGGAAATATGTTGTAGTATTCGGCAACATGTTTAACGGTATCTATGTTCAACGTTTTAATCAAAACGACGAAAGAATACAGACTCTTAAAGTACCTATCGCATATGGTCCAAAAGAAAAGTTTTTAGTAAGATTATCTCAAGATCCTAACTTAGATCAAGATGTTGCTATTTCATTGCCACGTATAGGTTTTGAAATGACCGGTATAAACTATGCTTCTAACAGAAAATTACCATCTACACAAAAAAATGTAAAGATTAGTAGATCAGATAAGACTAATTTAACTACACAATTCAGACCTGTACCATATGACATACAGTTTCAGATGAGCATATTTGTTAAGAATGCAGATGATGGTACACAAATATTAGAGCAAATATTACCTTATTTCCAACCTGAATGGACGAACAATATAAATTTAATACCAGATATGGACTTAGTTTATGATGTTCCTTGTATATTGAATGATGTTTCAGTAGAGGATACATATGAAGGTGACTTTTCAACAAGAAGAGCCTTGATATGGAATTTAAACTTTACAATGAAAGGATATGTATTTGGACCTACTTCAAGTACCGGTATTATTAGAAGGTCCGTTATTAATTATAGACCAAATACACCAACTGGTGATCTTGGAGTTCAGGCTACTATAACACCTGGTTTAACTTCTGATGGTAATCCGACATCTAATACTGCATTATCAGTTGATGCTAATACTATCGAAGCTGATGACGATTATGGATTTGCTAAATCATTGATTGAGTATTAATATGAAAAAGACTAAAATGGAAGAAAATTTCGAAGAAATTTTTAATCTTCCACCAAACGATGTCGAAGGTGAGCTAATAGTGAATACCCCTTCAGAGAAACTGTCTCCCAAAGAAACAGACGATGTTGATACAGACTATCAATACGCTCGAGAAAACTTATACAACGTAATAGAGAGGGGCTCAGATGCATTAAATACGCTAGTCGAAATAGCTAATCAGAGTGAGTCTCCGAGGGCGTTTGAGATAGTCGGACAGTTAGTAAAAACATTAGCGGACGCTAATAAAGATTTACTAGAAGTACAAAATAAAGTTAAAAAGCTAAAAGAAGAGACAGATAAAGGTCCGCAAAACGTTACTAATGCTCTCTTTATAGGCAACACTACTGAACTACAAAAGCTTATAAAGGATAGAAAAAAAGATGTATGAGTATAAATGTAGAATAGTAAAAATTGTTGATGGAGATACAGTAGATGTTGACATTGACTTAGGATTTGGTATTTGGCTTAATGATGAACGGGTTCGTATTATGGGCATTGATACACCGGAGTCTAGAACGCGTGACAAAGTTGAAAAGATATTTGGAAAAGCAGCAAAAGCCAGACTTAAGGAACTTCTCGGGCCCTACGCTACATTAAAAACAAGAGTAGCTCGAGACGGTGAAGACATGAGAGGTAAGTTTGGCCGAGTACTTGGAGACTTTCAGGTCTATTATCATAACGAAAACCGCTATACTAATGTAACGGATATATTAATCAAAGAAGGACACGCAGTTCCTTATGAAGGTGGCAATAAAGAGGTTCTACAAGAACAACATAAACAGAATCGTAGACGTCTTATAGATAACGGCAAAGTAATTATACCGGACGGTTTAAGACATCTTTTATAATATTGTTTCTACCCTTCATCGGCTACACCGCTATTATAATGAAAGAGTAACGAGAGTGCAACTGTATGCCAGAGATATATCTTGGTAATCAAAACTTAAAAGCAGCTGGTGTTACAGTTGAGTATACTCAAGAAGAAGTTCAAGAGTATATTAAGTGTGCAACAAATCATTTATACTTTATTAAAAAATACGTCAAAATTGTAAGCATTGACGAAGGTCTCGTACCGTTTGACACTTGGGACTTCCAAGATAACATGGTTAAGACTTTTGAGCAAAATCGCTTTTCTATCTGCAAACTTCCTCGTCAGGTAGGTAAAACTACAACCGTAGGTGCTTATATACTTTGGAAAGCACTCTTTACCGAAGATTACAACATTGCTATTCTTGCTAATAAACGCTCACAAGCTATCGAGATACTTGGTAGAATACAGCTTATGTATGAACATCTACCTAAATGGCTACAACAAGGCGTTGTTGAATGGAATAAAGCAAGTATTAAATTAGAAAACGGAACAGAGATACTTGCATCATCTACATCATCAAGCGCTATTCGTGGTACATCTCAAAACTTAATCTACTTAGACGAGTTTGCATTTGTACCTAATAATATACAGGAAGAGTTCTTTACTTCTGTATTCCCTACCATATCTTCTGGTAAAACATCTAAGGTAATTATTACCTCAACCCCTAATGGAATGAACCTATTTTATAAATTATGGGTAGATAGTGAAGAGGGAAGAAACGATTACGAAAGAATAGAAATACATTGGTCTGACGTCCCAGGTCGTGATGAAGTATGGCGTAAAGAAATAGTACGTAATACATCAGAGGAACAATTCAGACAAGAATTTGAATGCGAGTTCTTAGGTAGTACAAATACTCTCATTCATGCAACCAAGTTAAGAGCATTAACTTTTAGATCACCTTTATACACAAAAAATAATTTTAAATGCTATGAAGAAGCAGAAAGAGATAAAACATACGTTATTGTCGTTGACACATCAAGAGGATTAGGACAAGACTATTCTGCTTTCGTTGTATTTGATATTACAGAATATCCTTATAAAGGAGTAGGACTATATCGCAGTAAAGATATATCACCTATGCTTTATCCAGATGTTATCTTTAATACAGCAAAAAAATATAACAATGCATTTGTTTTAGTAGAAATAAACGATATTGGAGAACAAGTATCTAATATATTGTTTCATGACTTTGAATATGAAAATGTCTTTAGAATATCTCAAAGAAATGGTGCACAATACATAACATCAGGTTTTGGTGGAGGAAGATCTCAACTTGGTGTGAGAACAACAAAATCAGTAAAACGTCTCGGTTGCTCCACATTAAAAGATATGGTCGAACAAGATAAACTTATCTTCGAAGATTATGATTATATCTCCGAGCTCTGCAACTTTGTACAGATAAAGGAAAGCTATCAAGCAGAAGAAGGCTTTCATGATGATGTTGTTATGTGTACTGTCCTGTTTTCTTGGCTAGTACGCCAGGACTATTTTAAAGAGTTAACAGACAGTGATTTACGTAGGAAAATGTATGAAGATAATCAAAGAATGATCGAAGAAGAAATGCTCCCGTTTGGGTTTTTGGATGATGGCCAAGAGGATGACAATATCATAAATATTGATACTGACAGACTTGGATGGTCATTGCCTCCAGTTGACACTATCACCGAGAAGTGGTAACTAGTAGAAACTAGATTAATTATAAATAAAAGAAGAATAAAAACCCTACATAAGGAGAGAATACAATGCCATTTCAAGTATCGCCCGGCGTTAACGTCAGTGAAGTTGATTTGACAACTGTAGTGCCTTCCGTCTCTACTACAGAGGGCGGTATTGCAGGTCATTTTCGCTGGGGTCCCGTAGAACAAAGAGTTCTCGTAACCTCAGAAGATCAACTCGCTGCGCAATTCGCAAAGCCTGACAGTAACACCTATGAAAATTTCTTTACTGCAGCTAATTTTCTTAGCTACGGTAATGCTTTGTATGTTGTAAGAACTAACTCAACAGGTCTTAAGAATGCACATAGTGCATCCGCTAACGGTCAAACAACTCTTATTAAAAGCTCAGACGACTATGTAAATAATTACAACTCAGGTATTTCAGGTATCGGTGAGTGGGCAGCAAAATATCCTGGTGCTCTTGGTAATTCATTAAAAGTTTCTGTCTGTGCTAGCGAAGGTGCATACAAGGCTACCGTTGGTGGTACTTATTCAATTACTTCTAATACAGCTACACTAACATTATCTTCTAATCAAGCAGCTATTATGGTTGCAGGTGATATTCTAGAAGTTGGGCCCACTACAGGTGAAAAACAAAAAATTAAAATTTCTTCTGTAGCTGCTAACGGTACTAGTGTCACTCTAGCTTCAAGCTACACCGGTACAACGGTAACTGCTAATACTGGTTTAATTAAGAGATGGGAATATGCTTCTAATACTAATAGAGCACCTATCACAACACAACATGCTACAGATACAGGTAGTCTTTACGATGCAATGCATATTGCTGTTGTAGATGAAGACGGTCTATGGTCAGGTGTAAAAGGAACAGTTTTGGAAATTTTTGAAAACGTTTCTAAAGCTTCCGATGCTAAAGATACTACTGGTGCATCTAACTACTATAAAGATGTAGTAAATAATAGATCCAAATATATTTGGTGGGTAGCACACGATAGTGATATAACTAATGCAGGAACTGTTTCTAACAATACAACATATGGAACTCCAGCAAAAAATCAAACAGTTTCCCTAGTAAACGGTTCTGATGGATCAGTGGCTACCGCAAGTGAAATCAACACTGCAATGGATAAATTTGTAAGTAGTGAAGATATTGATATCTCCTTTTTAATTGCAGCTGGTGGTGGACAAACTGTAGCAACGCATCTTATTAACAATATTGCGGAAGTCCGTAAAGATTGTATTGTATGTTTATCGCCACCTAAAAACACTGTCGTTGATAACGGCTCGTATTTGGGCAAAGAAGCTGCTGATGTTGTAACATACAGAGACAGCATTCCATCTTCAACATACGCAGTAATAGATAGTGGTTGGAAATATCAATACGACAAGTATAATGATGTTTATCGCTGGATTCCATTAAATGGAGATACCGCTGGTCTTATGGTAAGAACTGACTCAGTAAGAGATCCATGGTTCTCACCAGCTGGTTTTAATCGTGGCAATGTTAAAAATGTTGTTAAACTAGCTTGGAATCCAAGAAAAGCAGATAGAGACACGCTTTACAAAAATAGTATTAACCCTGTCGTAACGTTTCCAGGTCAAGGTACGGTATTGTATGGAGATAAGACTCTTACATCGCAACCTGGTGCATTTGACAGAATTAATGTAAGAAGATTGTTCATTGTGCTTGAGAAAGCAATTTCTACTGCAGCCAACTTTACGTTGTTTGAATTCAACGATGAGTTTACAAGAGCGCAGTTTAGAAATCTTGTTGAACCATTCCTACGTGATGTTAAAGGGCGTCGCGGTATTACAGACTTTAAGGTTGTTGTAGATGAAACTAACAACACAAGTGATGTAATAGATAGAAACGAATTTATAGGTGATATTTACATTAAACCTAATCGTTCAATCAATTATATTCAGCTTAACTTTGTTGCTGTAAGAACAGGCGTCGAGTTCTCCGAAATAGTTGGACAAGGTTCAATAGTTAACCAATAACAGGTATAAATAGAGATACAATAAGGAGAACAGAACAATGGCTTTTAACGTAAGTGATTTTAGAGGTCAATTAGAATTTGGAGGGGCCCGCCCCTCCTTGTTCGAAGTTCAGATCTTTAATCCAGTCAATGCAGCTGGAGATCTGAAAGTACCGTTTATGTGTAGAGCAGCTCAGATACCTGGTGCAACAGTAGGTACGATTCCTGTATCATACTTTGGTCGCCAAGTTAAGCTTGCAGGAAACAGAACGTTCGATGCTTGGACCCCAACAATTATTAACGACGAAGATTTCCTGATCAGAAATGCAATCGAGCAGTGGAATAACGAAATTAATACATTTGAAGGTAATCTAAGAACTACAGGTAACACACCAGCATCATATAAGTCTACGGCGATTGTAAAGCAGTTTGCTAAAGACGGTACAGTACTAAGAACTTATGAGTTCGATGGTATTTGGTGTTCAGATATTGCACCAATTGATTTGAGCTGGGATGCAGAGGGCATTCAAGAATATGCCGTAACATTCCAATACGACTACTGGCGTGTAGTAGGTGGCAACACCGGAACCGCAGGTACAGCGTAATATTATTTAAACGGAGAAACTAAATGGCAAACGTACTATACCCAAAAGCCAAAGAAGATTTTCTTGCTGGTAATTTGAATATGTCTAGTAACACGATCACGCTTGCGCTGATCGATACCGACATATACACATATAGTTCCGCACACGAAGATAGAGCTGATATTCCTAACACTTCGGTTGTTGCAGAAGCTAATCTTGCAAGTAAAACTATTACCAGTGGAGTTTTCGATGCTGCAGATGTCACATTTACCACAGTTGTAGGTGCTAACTGTGAAGCGTTAATATTGTTTCACCAAGACCCAGAGGCTGGCAACGCTGCATCAAGACTAATTGCATATATCGATACTGCAACCGGTTTGCCTATCTTACCTAACGGTGGTGATATTACTGTAAGATTCTCTAGTGGTGCAAGCAAGATTTTTGCGCTTTAATTAGAAAATTCTATGGTTAAGAGGGGTACTAAATATATGGTAGTGCCCCTTTTTTTTATTCCGAGGTAAGAAATGCAACTGTTTGGATTTGAGATAACAAGGACATCAGCTGAAGAAAAAGAGTTAGAAAATCTTCAAGCTATTGTACCTCAAAACCAGGAAGAAGCAGTAACAGAAATTGCTCCTGGTGGTATCTACGGCACATACTTAGACTTAGAAGCATCTGCAAAGACAGAAGCTGATCTTGTGACTAGATACCGTGAAATGGTTCTACAGCCTGAGTGTGATCAAGCTGTGGAAGATATTATTAATGATGCTATTATTATGGAAAACAACGCCTATCCTGTTGAAATAGTCTTAGACGAGACTAATCTTTCCTCACGCGTCAAAAAATTAATTAAAGAAGAATTTGACAATCTTATGCAAATGATGGATTTCGGTAACAAAGGTTACGAAATCTTTAGACGCTGGTATGTAGATGGTCGAATTTACTATCAACTAGTAATTGATAAAAGTAATCCTCGTGAAGGTATAAAACAGCTTCGCTATATTGATCCGCGTAAAATTCGTAAAATGCGCGAGCAGAAAAAGAAAACAGATGCTCGTACAGGTAATGATCTTTATCCTAACGTTAAAGAATTCTACGTATACAATCCAAAAGGCTCAACAAATAATCAACAAGGCATAAAAATAGCCCCTGATAGTATTTGTTATGTTCCTTCAGGTCTTGTAGATTCCAGAAACAAAATGGTTCTTGGATATCTTCATAAAGCTATCAAGCCTCTCAATCAACTAAGAATGCTAGAAGACGCTGTAGTTATCTATAGGTTGTCAAGGGCCCCAGAGAGAAGAATTTTCTATATCGACGTAGGTAATCTGCCAAAGATGAAAGCAGAGCAGTACTTACGTGATATGATGGTAAAACATAAGAACAAATTAGTATACGATGCATCAACAGGTGAAGTAAGAGACGATAGACGTCATATGACTATGCTTGAAGACTTTTGGTTGCCAAGAAGAGAAGGTGGTAGAGGTACAGAGATTACTACACTGCCAGGTGGACAGAATCTTGGTGAGATGGAAGATGTACTTTACTTCCAGAAGAAGCTTCTTAAGTCATTGAACGTTCCTGTTAGTAGAATGGAGGCTGAAGTTAATTTCAATATTGGTAGATCAACAGAAATATCAAGAGACGAAATTAAATTCCAGAAATTTATTAACAGAATCAGAAATAAATTTGCAGTTCTTTTCGATCAGTTACTTGAAATACATCTTGCATTAAAAGGTGTAATGACTAGAGCTGAATGGAAAGAAATTCAAAACTCTCTTACCTATAACTTTGCTAATGATAATCACTTCGAAGAGCTCAAACAAGCAGAGATTATGACTGAAAGATTGAGACTGCTTGGTGAGATAGATCCTCTAGTAGGTAAGTATTTCTCAATGTCTTGGGTTCGTAAAAACGTTTTAAGAATGACA